TGGTATTTTTAAAGAACTTAGCTTTCATACTAACAAGATCTTTGGACACGAAGTTGTGTATTTTAGAACTGTTCCTGAATCTGACAGTGGAGATTATATCTTTAAGGAATGGACCCTATATAAAAATGTGGATCGAAAATGTATCAAGATATTGGTTCCAGATAACAACTTTCCTGATAACAAACCAAAATTCTCAGAATTTGGAATTGACTTTGAAGTTCCCTTTGAGGTTCACATAGATCATCGCTACTTTCAGTCTATTTTTGGTACAGATTCTGAACCTAGAAAAAGGGATTTTTTGTATTTTCCTTTGATCAATAGAATGTTTGAAATTCAAGGATCTTATCTGCACCGAAGTTTTATGATGGCGCCTAGCTATTGGAAAATACAGCTTTATAAATTCAATCCAAACATTGATATGTTAATGAAAGACGAAAATCGTCAATTCATGGATAATATTATTACAAGTGCTGAAGAATTGTTCGCTGAGGAGGTCCAGGATGACATCAAGGACGCTAAAATGCCAGAGCAGTATGAAACTATATCTAGAAAATATGATATCACCAGGGGCTCGATTCACCCTGATCTAAAAATTAAAAACATTAAATTTAATTTTAACTATGCTCCTCTAATGGAAAATTATTATGATCTAAGTGGAATTGAAGCCAGTACTAATAATTATTTTTTAACTAGTGATTCTCCATTACTTTCAACTTCACAAGAACTTGTTACCGTGAATGGAACTGTAGATGATAAAAAAACCTTTGATGTAGTTAGGGCATATCAAGGGAGCGATATATTTAAAACTTGGCAAAATAATTCCCTAATGACCAATGATAAAAATGTATCTGGAATAAATGTAAAGTACTTGAGAGTTAGAGGTCCTTTTGACACCATACCTGATCATATTGGACAGTCTGAGTCTGGTAGATATTTACAGTTAGAAGCATACAAAGATCTTAGTTTTACAACTCAGAGAAACATTATGACAAGTTCCATAAATGGAGAAGACGCAGTTACTTTAAAACTCAGAGAAACTTCAATCATTTATAATAGAACACCTGAATTTGGACTAAGTGGAGCTGGTATTGATAACCTTTCCTATACGTGTCTATTCAATATTCCAGCCGACTCCCAGATTGTTAGCCTAATTAAAGGTTACGACAATGAAAGCGAGTCTGGAATCTACATCTATGCACAATTTAATAAGTATTTTGGAAGTTCTCCTGAAGGTGATCTAATTTTAAATATAAAAATCAATAACGTTGAAAAAACCTATACTATTGTTAATTTTAAATCTGATAACTGGTATGGAATAGTTATTTCAGTTTCAAATGAATTTAAACAAATGGGTGTTTATCTCTACGATATAGTAGAGGATCAAACTGACCTGTCTAACCATTCAGATTTCAAAAAAGTATATGAAAATATTTCTTCTATGAATCCTCTGTCATTTAAAGTTGATCAGCCTTATAATATTCCTACTTCAAATTTAAAAATCGCTAATGTTAGGCTATTTAGAACCATGATCAAAGAGGAACAGCATGACTTTATTTTAAGTCAACAATTTATTAAAGACGAATCAATGTTGTTGTTGATTGATAACTGTAGACCTCAGATCAAAGTTCCATTCATTACTAGAAACAGATAAATAACAAAACATGAATCTAGACAATCAAAATATAAGAAACTCAAACGTTCAAGATATATTCTTAAGAAACGCAACTTTATCATTACTTGATATTTTAAATCGACAGATCATAATTGAATTGGTTAGAGATGGAGAAATTGAAAAACATGAAATTCCGTTTTTCTATAATTTCGCAGGAGATGAAGGTTTTATGAAAGATTTCTTTATTCAGATCCCCGAAGGTTGTAAAATCCCAACCCTAGCCGAAGGAAACTATGATATTGTACCTAGAGGAGTAATAACATTAAATTCTTTTAGTATTAAATCAAGTGATATTACTAATAAGTTTGTTAGAGGAAGTTTTACTCAACAGGAATTAGATGATAATGATCAAAAAGTAAATAAAGGTTATTCAGCTCGTCTCTATAGCTTACCAATGGAATTAAAATTTGGAGCCAAGATATTAACCGACAACCTAAATAAAACATTTAAGATCATGGAAAAAGTAATTGACCTATTTTATAAAAATAGAGTTGTTTATTTTCAATACAGAGGAGTTAGAATCCCAGGTCAATTTACCTTTCCTGATACTGAGTCTTTTCAAAAAGAATACAACTTTGATTACACAAAAGATCAAAGGGTAAATATAAGTTTTGATATTGCAATGGAAACCTATTTCCCAAGTTTCAACGAAGACAGCGTATTCTACAAAGGAAACACTATTCGTCAATTTGGATTAAATACAAAATTAGAAGACACTGGAGTAAACATAAATAGTTCTTGGATAGATCAAGATCATCCACCAAGTGAATAGTATGGCAAATTATAAAGATAAATTACCAGGAGGTCTAGCAGACGATAAAAAACCAACTGATTTTTCAAAGGAGGCTTTAGCTAAAGGCATGAAAGTAGAATTGGAGCACACTAGCGACCCATCTCTTGCTAGAGAAATAGCAATGGATCATTTAACTGAGGATCCTCAATACTATGATAAATTAGAATCTATAGAAGGCAAGCGAATAAAGCATCATATAGATTTACCCAAGGACATTCTAGTGATCCAAGATGTATTCAAAAAGAATGGATATAAGTTATACTTAGTAGGAGGAGCAGTGCGTGATGCACTCTCTGGTGCAACTCCAAAAGATTATGATTTAGCTACTGATGCTCTACCCGATGAAGTAAATAGAATGCTTAGTCCAATCTACAAAATGCTACCCGTAGGTGAAGCATTTGGTATCTGGCTTGCAGTTACTCCAACTGGAGAATATGAGATAGCTACTTTCAGAGAAGACATAGGCATGGGTAGAAGACCTGATGAAGTTAAGTTTACAACAATTGAAAATGATGTAAACCGCAGAGATCTTACAATCAACGCCTTGTTCTATGACATTGACAAAGAAGAAATAGTTGACTTAGTAGGTGGAGTAGAAGATTTAAAAAACGGAATAGTTAGATCAGTTGGTGATCCAACTCAAAGATTTAATGAAGATCGTCTTAGAATACTAAGGGCCATTAGATTTGCTGGAATAACAGGGTCTGAACTTGATCCAGCTATGCGTGATTCCTTGACAAAAGATGCTTCACTTAGAGGCGTATCAAACGAAAGAATCAAAGATGAATTTTTAAAGGGTATTTTAAAAGCCTCTTCAGTTGTTTATTTTATGACTATGCTGGATAAGTACAATCTTTTTAATTGGATTTTTCCCAAGCTAAATATTAATGCGGATTATATAGAAGAAAAAGATTATATTGTAACTCTTGCAACTCTATTAAAAGAAAATGATTCTATTGAACTGGAGAGAATATTAAATCAACAAACCTACACTAATAAAGAGGTTGCAAGTATTCTTTTTTTACTAAGTTTGATCTATTTAAATCAAGACAATGCATATGAAATTAAAAAGAAGCAATCTAATGCTGGTATCACTAATGATCAAATTATTAGTTTTGCTAGACATAATGATTTAGACACTTCCTTAATTCAAAAATTTATACAATATCAACCTAGTATAAAGGCTCGAGATGTAATGGACAAATACAACATAACACCCGGTCCAGAAGTTGGCAAATATATAAAACAAATGGAGACTGACGCGTTCAAAAACCTAGTTTTTAATGAATCATATCAATTTAAATACATAAAAAATTTTACAAACTATGCTTAATAAAAGACACATAGAAATGTTTGAAAACTTTAATCTAAACAGCGATGGGTATACTGAAGTAATTAACAAAGAAGTTTGGAGAAGAGTAAGCATATATAATGCACCTGAAAAAACTAGCCAATTAGAGGACGCAATTGAAAGCGATTCTGAAATTGAACTAAATCAAGTAGCAATCAAATTTGATTTAGATATACAATACAAGA